ACTATTATGGCTTAGTGGGCCATGTTACGTTATGGGGAAAGCCTTCTTGTGCAGTGATGTCACGAAGAGCTTGACGATAGGTGGCCCATGCAGCTTGATCTATAGGGGCGTCCAGCACTTGCGTCCAGTCACTTTCCAATAGTAGTGCATTTCTTTTTTTGCGAACATCTTCTGCATGTTCTTCTGCTATTTGTGCCTCAGTTTTTTCATTGGGATTAATGAATGTTTTTCCATCGTACACCCACCCAATGCTTCCTGAAGTGGCCGCAACAAGATTTGGAGTAACATTCAAAGATGCCACTTCAATGGTATTTACAACTACGCCATTCTCTACTACATGTGCTTTCATTATACTATACCCCAGATTCTTGCTTCTCCACGGGCACCATCACCGGCTTTCGTGCCTGTTCTTGTAGCTCCACCGCCACCTCCGGGGGCTACGCCATCGCCACCGCTTGTAGCCCCATCTTCGCCTTTGCCGCCATTTCCACCATGTGTTGACGTACCACCTGCAACTCCAAATCTACTGCTGCCTCCACCACCACCGCCCCAAAACGAGTTTTGTAGTTCTTGCGGACCACCAGCCGTATGTGCGCCAGCACCACCACCCCAGTATGCGGAACTATCATTGTTAGAAAGAATACTATTCCCGCCATATCCAACGCCGCCACCATACACACTATTCGGTCCAGATGACGCCCAAGGCTTTCCTCCATTTGCGCCAGTGGAGTTTTGTGAACCTAAACTGCCAGCACTAAGGGCACCTCCACCACCACCGCCACTTCCACTGTTTGTTGTCCCCGTACCACTTTTACCGCCGCCACCTCCATATCCTGTAAAAAGACTTCCGATAGAAGTATCACCGCCACCAGCGCCATCTCCACCATCGGTCGTTGCTCCAGCGCCGCCTGCGCCAATAGTAACTGTCTCCGTTGTTGAAAAAAACGAAGAGGCTAGTGTAAACGGATGACACCCCCCACCGCCGCCACCGCCAGCAAAATAACTAGAACTGTTTCTTTTGCCACCGCCTCCACCAGCGCCCCACAGCAAACCAGAAAAAACAGCATATCCCGGAGGCTTATAAAAGGTGTCTGTAGTAGTAAATGTCTTTGTAAAAGACGCAAGGACAACAGAAAAGAAATTAGACCCGTCACATTGAATTAAACGAGCCTCACCCGGATACATTATGAATGTAGTAAGCCCATCAATTGTCTCGGATGAGTTTGGGTCAAGAGTAATATCTCCTGTTCCAATATTACGTATATAACAATACCAGCCGCTACCCAACGTGGCCGCTGGGTCAAAGGTTTGTGTAAATGTTCCGCTTGTTATGTCAATCAAGTTACCAAGATTGCTTGTTGTAAGAGCAGTATTGCTTGTTCTTGTTACTCTTACAATAGATTGGCTTGCAGGAAGAGATACAAAACTCAGTGCACCAGAGCCATCAGTCTGCAGAAACTGCCCATTTGTACCATTTGCTGCAGGCAATGTCAAGGTGTAACTTGCAGATACAGTACCCGGAGCTTGCAGCGCAACATATTCACCGCCTGTAGTATCTTGAAGTCGCAGATCACCTGTAGCAGTGATGTCAACTTGTGCAGCAAAAACTTCACCAGATGCACCATAGATTACAGCTTTACTGTTGGCAACTGTAGCTGCAGCAGAACCATCTAGTAGATTAAGTTCTGCAGCACTTGCCGTAAGATCGGTAATATCTGCAACAGCAAGAGTGCCATCAGCAAGCGGATTGCCTGTGGATACAAAATTAGCTAGATCACGTGCTTTAGACATTGTGTTATCCTTTACTCAGGCTTAGTGGGCCACACTACATTATGGGGAAATTCAGCTTGTGATGTAATATCACGTAGAGCCTGACGATACACTGCCCATGCAGCTTTGTCTACAGGTGCATCATCTACCTGTGTCCAGTCAGATTCAGCCAAGAGAGTGTTACGCTTATCTCTTGCAGCCTGCGCTGCTGCTGCATCTAGTGTAGCTTGATATGCAGCTTCATGTTGTGCTTTAGTAGTGACATTACCATTTTTATCTGTAGTGTCAGAGAACATGTCTGTTGCAGTGTAGCCAATCATCCAGTAGTTAGCGTAGACAGGAAGACCTACCTGCGACAAATCAATGTCACCCGTTACAGGATTACGTGCATCTTCGTTATTAGTGTAACGTATAATAGGGCGAGTAGGAAGAGTATCACGCACTATAGTTTGATAAGGACCACACTCAGGTTGAGGGCCTTCTACTACACCTATAATACCATACTTTTGTAGGACACCAGAAGTGATATTTTTAGGGAAAGACACATTGGGGTTGTCTTTGCGAAGTTGCCCAATGGTGTAAGGGAATTGTGATATTTTCCCATCTTTTAGTTTCGCATACATGTTGTGTTCTCCTTGTTATGCGATGGCAAGATAGATGTAGCTTGCAGACGATACGTTCACATTCGTAGCCGCCACCTGATTGACGATGAAGCCGCTGCTGTCGGGGTCGATGGTGTCGTTGGTTGTCACCTGTGCGGCGGTCGTGTTTAGGGACAGATGCGGATCGTTGCCCGAGACAATGCCGCGAGCCGTATCCCAGACATACCAGTCACCTGTGCTGTCGGCCCTCTTGATCAGGATGAACCTAGCGCCTGACGTAAACCCGCAGTCAATCGTTTGGCTGGTGCCATTGCCAGTGTAGCTGCCGACCTTGCTCACGCCTGCGAGTGTGGCGAAGAGGTAAGAGATGTATGTGCTACTAGAAGCGTTTACGTCACCATTGCCACCAAGTGTAAACTCTGTGCTTTCTGGGGGTGTGTCAAAAAAGTAGGCTAAGTTAGCTGCTCTTGCATTTGTCCTATCAAGGCTAAGATAATAATCTTCAGGAGAAACTGCGTCCACACCAACATGATACACCGCCCAATTATCAACTGTATCTCTACGCTTAAATATCATCATCTCAGGCGCAACGCCCAAGTTATGCGACACAGTGCGGCCTGCTGTCCCATCCCCAGTATACGCCACCACATCGAAGAAGCCGGGGGCGCGGCGGAACATCCAAGAGTAATCATTTACATTTGTTGTTGCAGTGTCAAACCAACCAAGTTGATAATCTAGATCATAACCCGTAGTTCCGTTCTCACTATCTGTCGTGTTTGTCCTTAGATACCTAGTATTGCCAGTCATACGACTAACAACCTCATTATTTGTAGTTGAAGTAACAGGACGACGAATTGCCATATCAACAGGCCAACCAGAGGTAAATCCGGGAGCAACACCATCCCCGTCTTGGTTTCGGTAGCCCACAGCAAACACCTCCGTCCCGCTCGTCGGCTCACGCATCGGGCCACGGCGGATGGCGATGTAGATGTAGGTTGCACTCGGAGTGCTTGAAGTCACGTTAAAACCAGTTGCAGTTGGATCAATTATATCAAGATCTATTTCTGCACTAGACGTATTGGCAGCCAACATTTTATCGCCTGTCCCAACAGGCATGCCTCTCATATTGTCATACATTAACCAGCTTGATGTCCCGCTTGCGTTCTTTAAAATAACAAATTGTGGTTCCCATCCAATATTAATAGCGGCATTACCGCTGCCATCATTCGTATAACTCCCACACGCAATCAGCCCATCGCTGCCATCACCAGACGGCCCCAGCGGATCGTGGGCGAAGAGGTAGGCGACGTAGGTTTGACCCAATGTGTTAAAGTCTCCACCGCTTGCAGCAGAAGCACCAACGGTAAAATGCGTGCTCGTTGGGGCTGTATCGTTAATAAAAAATTGCTCATCTATTTTTGCTGCTGTTGAGTTAAGCAGAAGAACATAGTCTTCTGGCGAAGTGCTATCCACACTCCTATGATACACCCCCCAATAACCAGAACTTGACGTTTCCTTTAGGATCATCATACCGACTGTATGATCTAAGTTGTGACTTATCTGCCTTCCAGTAGTCCCATCCCCCGTATAAGTCACCACATCAAAAAAGCGTGGGGCCTTGCGGAAGGTCCATGAGGCGTAATTCTGACTACTAGAGTTAAAAGCTGCATTTAGACTATATCCATCGACATTAAATGCCGAAACCCCAGATAGTGTGCCCTCTGCCGAGTTTGAGTTTGAAATAAGGCTTTTTTCAGCTCCTCTTTCGGTATCATAAAGAACACTTCCCTGAACCTCAGTCCTAGCCTTAATCCAAACCAGCCCACCCTCACCAGCAAGGTCAATCCCGTTGGTGATCGTCTGCGTGGAGCCGGTGCCTGTGTAGAGATACGTCGAGAACACGTCCTCAATATACGTCGGACCTTCCCAACTATTTGCAGCTTGAGACATTACAAGTTTACTATTACTCATTATGCCAACTCCGTCGCTGCTTGTTTACCATAATAGGTTGTACCACCATCTGTCGTAATGAATGCGTACAGTTCCTTAGTGGCTGTAGCAGTAGGTGCTGTACCAGAAGGCCACTTCACGCCAGCAGGCCATGTGATTGTGCTACCATCGCCGTTGATTTCTACAGTGAAGCTACATGCTAGACCAGATGCAGGGGGATTAGTGAACGACACAGTGGTAGCACCAGAAGGTGTGAATGCGAAGGTAGTGCCTGTAGATAGTTCTAGGGTTTGGGTGTAGGCTACAGTGGAGTATTGGTAGATGGAGTCGCCTGTCGTTCCAGCTACATACATGTTTTGACCCGAGTTACCCATAGTAAAACCAAAAGCAAGTGTGTCCTCACTTCCAGTGCTAAAACTTACACTATCATAACTGGCCGTGGTTATATCATACGCTGTTGATAAGCTGTATTGATAAATACTATCTGTTGTTAAGTCACCAACATACATCTTTGTACCGTCAGCATTAAAATCTAAACCCCAAGGGTTGTTTGCTTGAGATGTAACACTGAAGGTCTTGCTTGCGTAAGATGCAGTAGATAGATTAAAGGCAGAGGATAGTGAATACTCAAACACCGCATCGCCACTACCAGACAACACAATCATAGTGGACCCGCTGTTAGTAAAGACTAAACTTCTTGGGTTGGCACCCTGAGCTAAAACACTGAGGCTAACACTATCATAAGAAGCTGTAGATACATCCCATGCAGTGCTTAATGAGTATTGGTATATCGTAGAGTTTGTCTGACCAGCGGCATACATCTTAGTGCCATCACTGTTGAAGGTGGCAAAGTTGGGGAGTGTATCCTGAGACGTAACGCTGAAACTTTTACTTTCATATGATGCCGTAGATAAATCCCATGCCGTACTTAAAGAGTACTGATAAACTGTGTCATTTGCAGTAGCCATTACATATAGCTTAGTGCCATCTGGTTTAAATACGGGGGATGCGTTATTAAGCCCCTGAGAGGCAGTACTAAAACTAACACTATCATAAACAGCATTAGCCAGACTATATCCCACACTCCCCGCAGTCTCAACACCATTACTCAGCAAGTATCTACCTGCCTGTAACCCATTCTTTACTTTGAATGCTTTATTGTTAGCCATAGTTCACTGTCCCTATCAGCTAAGATTATCTGCAGTCTGCAGTCCAATGTATGAAGTACCACCATCAGTAGTCACGAAGGTATACACGTCAGTCTCGCCTGATGCTGGAGAACTTGGGGCTACACCCGCTGTCCACTCTACTGATGCAGGCCATGTGATTGTGTAGGTAGAGGCACCAGTAACCTCAATCTGAAACGCCTGCACATCACCTGCATTACTGAAGGTATACGTTGTGTTAGCTGCCAGTGTCTCAGCAAAGTAGTTGCCAGTGCTAAGGTCTACAGTGCCAGAAGTAATAGTGCCGAGTGTAACCTTAGTATCCTTACCTACTTCCAGAGCATTCTTGATAATGAAGTCTTTATCATTAGCCATCATGCAGCCCCATCAATTGCAAGAGCAGCATTGTAGGTAGTACCACCATCACGAGTAGTGAATATGATTACGTCTGTTTCACCGATAGCGGGGCTAGTGGGTGCAGTACCACCGGGCCAAGTGATGTTGGTAGGATATGTGATGGTGGCTGGTGTGGCTGTTGAGTACTGGTAGATGGTATCTGTTTGATCCCCTACAACATACATCTTAGTGCCATCTGATTTCCAGAACATAGACCAAGGTACGTTATCCTGACCTACAACACTAAAGGTAATATTGTCAAACGTAGCTGTTGTAATATCCCAAGCAGTGCCTAAAGAATACTGATTAATGTCATCCCCAGTAGAGCCGACAACGTACATCTTGGTTCCGTCTGGTTTAAAGGAAACGCAAAAAGCGGCAGTATCCTGAGAGTTGACAGTAAAACTTGACCCAGAGTAAGATGCTGTTGACAAGTCCCAAGGAGTGCTTAGGTCGTACTTAAAAATAGTGTCTGGTGTGTAGTCTATTGTATAAAATGATGTACCATCGGGCTTAAAGAATAAAGAGGATGGAGATGTACCCTGAGATGTTAAACTAAAGAAAACACTATCATAGGATGCTGCAGAAACATCCCAAGCTGTAGATAGACTATACTGATACACACGATCATTGCCGTTCCCACAGATGTACATTTTAGTACCGTCTGGTTTAAACTGAACATCGGTTGGACCAAGGTCTTGAGAAGAGACACTAAAATTCTGAAGGTAAGAAGCAGTAGATATGTCCCAAGGAGTGCCTAGGTCGTATTCGTTAACGTCATCACCAGCGTTGCCAGTAACATACATTTTAGTTCCATCAGGTTTGAATGTCACACACGCTGGGTTGGTTTCCTGTCCAGCTACACTAAAACTAACCCCATCATAACTAGCATTAGCTAAGTCATACGTACTTATAGCCACATTCTCCAACAACAACGTAGCACCACTCACAGTCCCACTATCAGCAGGGTTACTGAGGGACACCTGAATGTCAGACGTTGGGGTGATCTCAAAGACTGAACCAGTGGATAGGTCTAGGGTTTTTGTGTTGAGGACTGTGGAGTATTGATATATTAAATCTGTACCATAATCCATCAAGTACATTTTAGAACCATTGCTATCAAAGGTTAATCCAACAACTGCACCTGTAATAGATTCATTAGGCGTAAAAGATACAGATGAATAGCTAGCAGTAGACACATCCCAAGCTGTGCTCAAAGTATAAAGGTATACAACACCTTGCGTAGAAATATACGACACAAAAAGAGAAAGACCATCTGCACTAAAAGCTGTACTTTGAACGTTACTACCTG